CCAACCGCCACCATTAAGCACCGGTCGAAGTTCGGCAGGATATCAGTGCCGTCTACAGGCACGAAAGAAGGCGATAGGGAGACCTCCGCATCCTCCGACACAATGTGGAAATGCCTGTAGTGCCCGTCCTGTAGCCGTAAGCCATGCGTCAGAGCGTGGCCCGCCTCAATGTTTAAGACGATCGTTCGCCCTTGCTGCACTTTAAAATTGCTATAGAAATCGATAGCAGCTTGGATCGTAGGAAAGTCCGACGGTACATTCACGATTAGGCTGTTATCGAATGCGGCGGTTGTCCGAAGATAAAGTTTTACTCCACCCGCTGTCTCAACATGCGCATCAACTGCACCGCTTGCTGCCACCTCATAGCGGAAACCCTGTGCCTCGATGATGTCGCCGGGGCCAACCTCGATGAGGCCTGAACCGGGCGTGTATGACATCATTTCGTCGGCAAGAAGATCGGCGACCGTCTTGAACTTGATCTTGTCGGCTGAAAGCATCGCAGCATAGGACTGCGCCCTATCCGCTGCATTTTCTGCCGCCTCTGCTGCCGCCTCTGCGCCTGCCAAAATGCCCGCGCTCGATAGGTCTGTGACAAGACGGAATTCGTCGCCGCTCTTGAAGCCCCACACCGTCATGCCGCTGGCAAGGGCTGAGACAGGCACATCATTCCCGGCAATCGTCTTTATCGTCAGCGCCGGGCCGCCATTGAAGCTCACGGTGACAGGGGACGCAGTGTTGTCGGCGACGATCGGTAGTGCAATCAGCGCCCCGCCATCGGCGGCTGGAATGGGTATGGCAGTAGTGGCCTCGATTGCGTCCGGATTGCCGCTGTTGGTGTTGGTGGCAAGGATGAAGCTGTATGGCAGATCGCCCACACGCTGCCATGAGCCAGAGCCGGATGCCCCCTGCTTCTGGTAGATGCCGGCCTTGTTAGGATCGACATCGAAGACCCACGCCATGGTGTAGGCGTCGTAATCGAGCGATCCATCCGCCTCGGTCTTGCTACCGAAGACCACGCCTCCGCCCGCCTGGAAAGACTTTATGGCGCGCTCAACCTCTGTGCCCCAGACCTGCACGTCGTGATTGGAGACCTTGCGTGCAGCGCCCGACGCATCCTGCGCAGCAAAAACATCTACTGCTGTCTTCGTGAAAACGGCCATCTCTCAACTCTCCGATGATGTGGGGTGGTGTCAGGTGGTTCCGGCAGGTTTGCCGGGATCGCGCCGTCTATGGCAGCTCAGTCGTTTCCGCCGGGGACATTCACAACCCCCATGGCATAGGCTCCTCGCGTGTCGTTGCTGGTGTAGGCAGCCACGCGATAGGAAACGGAAGACCCGGCAGGGAGCGTTCCCTGGATTTCTCGTTCCACGCCGGGACGGATATTGTTGATCGTGCCGACAACAGTCCATGTGGGCGTTGGGATAGCTGCAAATGTTTCGACCGTCACCTTCACGGCATTCAGATCGGGCACGGTGATGGTCCATGTAACATCCGCATTGGCGCCCCCGCCCGGACTGTCGACACTTACAGACACTGTGGGCGCACCCGGCGCTGTGTTGTCGATCCCCATCGGTTCGACGGTGAGGATGTCGGAAGGATAGCTGCCCTCGTCGTCGCTGTTGAAGAACTGCGTGCGGAAGTCCGCCCTTTCCCCGCGCGCATCCGCCGCATCCCAGCCGTACCAGGTGTTGCCGCTGCCCTGATACTCGGTCATGGACTGCCATAGATTCGGATTGCCGTCTGTGTAGGTCCGGTAACGCGCCTCGGCCACCGTCCCGCCCGAGACGCCGGTGAATCTCACCCGCGTCTCGTAGCCCCCGCCGCCCGGATACTGCACCACCGTGGCTTCCGCAGGAGTCGCCGGCTTCGGCAGATCGCTTTCGTACTCAAATTCAGGCAGAACCGGAGGCGCGGGTTGTTCCATTGTTTCAGGGTCCCATGGGACCTTCAGTTCGTCCGGAATTATCGCTACGGGGATTTCGCAGGTGCCCTCCGCATCGTTGATCCGAACGGGTGCGATGACACGGCACTTGATGAACGTGCTGTCTCCATCAGTGCCCACATCCGGCACTTCAATTAGAAGCGTGCGCAGTCCGAACGCGGCAACGGCAATGCCGGCGAAGGTTGTGCGGATGATGCCCGTCTGAGCTCGATCCATCCAGAACAGCCGTCGGCCGATACGCTGTGCCTGGCTAGCATTATCGCAGAAGGGAAGCTCGTAGAGCTTCTCCTTCTCCCCATACCGCTCAATATCCGCTGGCACCCTCGCCCAAAAGGCGCCCGACAGATCAATCTCGGCAAGATCCCCCTGGCGCTCGTGGCTGTAGTAGGAGATGCGGCAGACATTCGGCCTTTGGACTGCCTCGACTGCCGTGAATTCACGATCGATTATGTGGCGGCTGTAGAGCGTCAATTCCGGCTCGGGATCGTCCTCGATGAAGCGGAAGGTGTGCTTGCTGCCGACCCGTCTCCACTCGAGCCCGGCACTTTCAAGCATCTTCGACACAACGTCGACGGTCAAAGGACCTTCCCACCCGCCGGATATCGTGCATCGAGGGGCCGTCCCACCGAGCACCGGGACCAACGCATCGGCCTGATTGGCAATACTCGCAATGTCGGCAAAATCGATCAGGTCATCGCGCATGTCGGGGAGCTGCCGATACCAGTGCAGGCACTGGATCACGCCATTGAGCGTCCAAGGCGACTGTTCTGTGCGCGGATCATAGAAACTGCCGACACGCGCTAGAACCTCCAGCTCCTTGACGCCGCCCTGAAGCAGTTTCTGGAACCGCTTGTTCTTTTCCTCGGAGTCAAAGCCAGGATTGATGACGCGCAGCAGCGTCTGGCCTATCCCGCGCACACGGTGATCCGAAGTCCACACGCCGGGGAAATCGCCGGTAAGCTGCGTCCAAGCCGTCTCGCCGCCGGTCCCTAGCTTGCTGAGCACGTACATATTGGACCCGCCCGACCGGACCCACGGTGGCGTGCTTACGGCTCCATTGGACTCCACGACAATCGAACGGCCATCGTAGAAATATTCTTCGATAGCATCGATCGGTCCAAAGCAATGCAGGATCAGACGGTAAATGTCATATCCAGCCGTATTGCCGAAGGCGATGCGCCCTCCAAGCATCACGCGTCCCGTCGCGTAGCGCCCAGGGCCCTCGCTGCCGCGTGTCGTGTTCTTGATCTCCTGCGGATCGATCCTCGGCTGACGCCTGCCGAGCGCCTGCGCCGCAGCCAGACCTGCGACCGCGGCGATTTGCAGGGCACCATAAATCAGCGCCGGCGATATCCAGACCGGTGCCGCCGAGAAGAGGAAAAATGTCAGCGGCGTGAAGATCGGATCAGCTAGGGCGCACGTCGCCATTGCCAAGAGCGATGCCCCAGCGAGCAATGTCTTCCTGATGCGCATGTCAGTTGAGAGCCCAGACTTTCACGACCACGGGGCGCCGTTCCCACTCCCCGTTTTCACTGCGGACCGGGAAGGAACGCCCCACCACGCCCAGAACAGCGGCACCGTCTACAGTTCTCACGCAAATACCGCCGCCGTGCGTAAAGATGCCGCCGACCTGCCCTCGACGCGTCTCGATGATGCCGACATCGCCTACGGAAGGCGCCTCGCCAAAAAACGGCGTCATCCCTGCTTCTTTCGCGACGGCATCCCACACATGGACAAGCCCGCCGTGTGCATCGATGATTTGACGAGCCTCTTCCTCAGTTGAATAGACCGGCCAGTCGAATGTCCGGCCAGTCTCATCTGCAACCCATTGGGCGACCCACAGCGAGCAGTCATCGACGCCCCACTGCATGGGCTTGCCCTTCACGGCCTCGACATAGGCCCGCAGGCGCTCTCCGCGTTCTCGTGTCATGGCTTGTAGAACTCGATGATCTTGGACCCGATGAAGTCGAGCCCCTTGTCACCCGGGAATCGCGCTCTCTGGCCCGCCGGAGACCAAGCCGCGTTCGTAGCGGGGAAGTTCAACCCCTCGAAGGCTGATACGATCTTAAGCTGTATGAAACGGATGCTGAGCCCGACGAACGAAAACTTTGGCGCAGTGATCCGCCCGGGCATCAGCGAGACAAGATCGACAACGATCTCCCCGGTCTCCGCGTCGAACACCGCGAAGTAGAGGTCGCACGCGGCCCCGTCCAGATCCTCGCGATCATCCCAAAGCGTCTTCAGCCACTGCTTGTTGGCTCCGGATATCACCACGTCTACGGCCGGCGCATAGCCAAACCAGGGGTCCTCGATAGCTCCGATGCTTATGACCTGGCCGCCGAATGGGTCAGAGACCCCTTCCCAGACGTATCCGCCGATCTCCTGTGGGCCGAGGCCCGTGTGAAAGCGGCGATCCCCGCTGGACAGCTTCACGTGCGCGAAGAGCGCACGCTGGATGTGCAGCTCCGACAGCTTGTCGAGCAGTTTCTGTGGTGTCAGCATGTCAGTCGGTAAAATACTGCCTTACGTAGGGGTCGATGACCTCGACGAAGTCCGCCCCCTGTCCTTCGGTGCCGTAGATGCCTCTCTTGAGGCGCGCTGCGCCCTGTCCGGTCAGCTTGAGAACGATCACGGGGTGGAGCGTAGCGTAATCGGATGGCGCGATTGCTTTCCTCAGTCGCGGCCAGATCCGATAACGCCCTGGCTCGATAACCTCGCTGATCTCATAGAGGCCGAAATGGAACGGCATGAAACCAATCCAGTCGCCGAGCCCGAGGTTATGACCCCAGAAGTGATCTTCCAGAGCGATTATCCCCGTATTGGCCGCTGCCGATTCAGCTACAGGAACGACCGGGTAGGATGCGCCCCACGACATCTGGTTTGACCACGGCTCTTCGTTCGACCATGGCTGGCCGGTAAATTCTCCGACGAGACCAGCTTCAGCAGGGGTCATGATGTCCCCGTCCACCACCGTCCAGCGCATCGCATTCGCACCGCTGAGAAGTCCGCTGTTCAACAGTCCACGTTGGCGTCTGGCCTCTCTGCCCTGGGCGAACACGTACTCGATCTGAAAAGCCCAGATCTGACCGATGGCGTCGAAGGTCTGCTCGGAGCCGTCCGAGGCGGTGTTCGAGCCAGAGTTACGTGCGTTCGGACCACTGATCGGAGAAAGGCTGACGAGACCAAAATCAGGCGCTGTGAGCAATCTTGCCATCAGATCGCACTCCTCGGCCTAATCCTGCGCATTTCACGCTCCGTTGTCCTCTGGTCGACCATCGTGGGCACGGCGCGTGCAACACGACCGGCGGCGATCACGCTCTCATTCTGCGCAATGGGACGCGAAACCCTCTCGACCGCGGACTCGAAGCCACCGTCGGCATCGAAACGCGACACGATCTCCACCTGCACAAGCTGGTGTCCAGAACCGGGTGTCGTCGCCACACCGAGGTCGCCGTTTCGGGCGCGGCGCAGCGGCAACACCGCCTCGGGGCCAGCCTCGCCCATAAGGCCGACCCCCTTTGCCATCGGGAAGATCGTCGGTTGTGTAACGATTCCGCCCCGCGCGAAGGCCATTACGTTGCCCTGGCTGATCACCCCGCCCTTGGCGAAGAAAAGCGACAGGAGCCCGCCGAAAAGCCCTCCTCCGCCTCCAAGGCCGCCGAGCCCGGCATTCGCCCGGAAGATTGCATCGATCAAATCGTTGAGCAGCTTGTCGATGATCTTGTCGAGCGCGCGCAGGGCGGCGTTCGCGAAGGACTCCCAGAAGGATTTGCCCTGTTCCAGGCCGGATCGGAGGTCGGAGACGAAGCCTTTGATCAGATCCTTGCTGAAATCGAGCGCCGATTTCGATGCATCCTCAGCCGCCTTTCTTGCCTTATCCAGCGCGTCTTTAGCGCCGCTGCCCGCCTTTGTTGCCGCCTCTTCGACTGAAAAGAACGAGCCGGCCAGTTCACGAAGCTTGTCGGCCGCGCCAGATGCGGCATTCGAGATCGCGTCACCGAAAGCCCCGACGTAATCAGTCCCCATGCGGTTTCTGATCGCGTCGGAAATGATCTGGCCGACTTCGGAGCCCGCCCCTGAGGTTTCGGGCGGGGCGATTGGTGGCAGGACGGAAGGGCGAGCAATATTGGTGCCGAACTTCTCGTTGAGTGTCTTGATGAAGCTATCGACGAGAAGGATCGCCTTGTTGATCCAGTAGCGGATTCTTTCGGCAAGCATCCATCCGGCACGGCTGGCAATATCTGCGAAGGCATCCGGCAGAAGTTCCCAAGCGGCGACCACGCCCTCATATCCGCCATGTAACACGGCGATGACCGTGTTAATCCCCGATTTGGTCGCTTCGACTATATCGACACCGAAGACATCCTTGATCTGGTCGCGGAAGACGTAAACGGCGGTCGCAACAGTCGCCAAGCCAAGGATGAACCACCCGCCCGGCCCGAGAGCGGCAAGCCAAGCCACGGTAAAGGATGCAGCGGCGCGCAAGGCGGCAGCTCCAAGGGACACCACGGCTGCCGTTACGGTTGCCAGCCCTGATAGGATTGCCGGGGCATAAAGCAAAGCCATGGCGCCGGAAGCGGCGAGGATATAGGGCGTCAGATTCTCGACGGCCCACGCCAATCCATTGAGGGCACCGGACGCGACGCTGGCCCAATCGACAAACTGGAGACCTGCTGCGAGCAGCGCCGTGAGACCGATCGATACCAGAGAAACAGGAGAAATGAGCGACTTGATCGCCGCGCCGAACACACCAGCGGCAGATGCCCCGCCCTGCATGGCTATTTCCATCTGGCCGGCGATCTGAGTGCCCTGCTGGAGCGCGATGAGCATGGGATTCATGCCCATGGCCGCGGTGATGCCGATATCTTGAAACTGCGCGGCGAGACCCGCCATGCTGCCGCCGAATCTCTGGTTCATGTTTGCGGCCATGCGTGACGCCGTAGCTTGCTCACGAAGAGCGAGGGTGCTGGCGCGTATGGCTGTAGTCTGAATGTTTACACCCGCTGCCGCCTGTCGGCTTGACGACCCGACGCGAGCGACGCTACGTTCCACCTTCTCCGCGGCGGCGTTGATTTCCGCCATGGACCGCTTGACGACGCGGGCGCCAGATTGCGCGCCCGTCGGATTGATGCTTACTTCCAAAGTAGCCATCGGGGGAACCTTGCGATGTTCAGAATGATCGGGTGGACTGCGCTGCTTGCTTTTGCTTCCTTCCCTCCGGCCTTTGCCGAAAAGGGCTTCGATGCGATTGCCACGCAGGCATCCAGGTGTTGGAACCTGCCGCCCGCCATGCGCGGCGAGCCGGAAATCGTCTTTGATGTTCAAATCGACGCATCAGGCAGCGTGACCGACATCGCCGTAGTGTCCTATTCACCAGGAGGCGAGGATGGACGCAAAGCCGTCCTGTCGGCCTCGCGCGCCATAGAGCTTTGTGCGCCCTACGATGTGTCGGGGAAGCCCGGTCAGGTCAGGGTCAAGATGAGACTTGTCGAAAAGCCCCTCATCGACCCCTTTGGCCCTTTAGGTGATTGATCTTGGACACGGCCTTCTGCCGCTCTGTCTCAAGGTCAAGCCACTCGGCATCCATCGCCATGACCATCGTCATCAGATCATGGCGGATGATCGGATCATCGAAGCCGCAAAGACCGCAATAGGCCGCGATCTCGCTTATCTGGATCGGCATGGCGCCGCCAAAACCTGCCTGCCGGGAACTGTGGAGCGTCCAGAACGCATTCCAGTAGAACACCAGCCGGGGCTCGAGTTCCGGCACGATATCGAGATCGCCGGCTTCCAGCCCGCGCTTGCGGCGCTGTTCCGCGATGAATTCGGCCCGCTTGGCGGCTAGTCCGTCTGTTCCGTATCTGAGCGCGCCGCGAACGGCGCTCCTCAGTTTTTTTCGTCTTCCTCCCTGCTGACAGGACGGAAGTTCGCTTCATCGCTGGCATCCTGGAAATAGACCAGCGCTACTCGACGACAGGCGGGGGACGCCATCAACTCGATAAAGTTGTCCCGTGTCGGCTCGATCCTCTTGCCCTCTGACGTGATCGTGGTCTCCCACGCAATCACGCCATGGTCATAGATGATGCCAAGGAAGCGCTTCTCCGCCTCCTCGTCCTTGACCTTGGAGGAAAGGTTCTGCCGGCGCTCCAGCCACTTTTGATGCTGGGCGAAGGCCATGGAGAACTGCGGGTTCTCCGCGAAGTTAAGCGTCTTCGACCGGATCGTGATCGTGCCGAAGTCGAGCTCGTAGTCGAACGTGACGCCCTGATCGAGCGCTATCTCTCGGCTGACGGGAACGTAGCCATCTATCTTGAGTACCATCGGGTTTTCCTTTCGTCGGGATTGGTGGGCGGGACGCCCGACACGCCCCGCCCAAGGCGCGCGCCTATTCCGCCTCGTCGGGAGAGGTCTTTTTCGCCGCCTTGGGCGTCTCGACCGGCTTTTCGATCAGGCCCTTGGCGGCAAGGAGGTCGGCGTAATCAGACGAAACCTTGACGGGGACGCACCGCTCGAAGCGCGTCTTCACGCCTCCAGGGTAGCCCGTGAAGGTCTCAAGCGGAGTGACGGTCTTCTGGCTCATCACGACACCGCCCGCGTGATCTCTATCGTCGCGCCGAAGGCGGGAGAGCCGGAACCGTCATAGATGGCCTGCCACTCGAACGATGCCATCACGTCCTGGTCATTCCCCGGCGTGTTGATCGTACCCGAGGACAGCTTCACCCTCGGCAGCGAGATCGTGTATTTCTTGCCGGCCGTGGAGCCGGCCGTGAGGGACAGGCCGACATCGTCATGGTCCTTGAAGGCGTTGTAGAGAGCCAGATCCTCGAAGTAGGCCTCTAGCGAGCCGGTCACGACGAAGCGGCCGGCGCCGATGCCGATCGGTCCCCGGCTGCCTATCGCGATGCGCTCGCGCAGATTGTTTTCGATGTTGATTTCCGCACTCATCAGCACCGGGCTGGGAGAGACGTTGGAAATCGACATCGAGCCGACATCAACCGATGCCGACATTACCGGATTGCTGTTGCCTGCTGCATAGGTGGCGCCAGACAGGGCAGCCGTGCCCGTGCTGTGCCCCATGCCGACCAGAGTCATGGAGCCGGTGATGATCTCGCGGGCTGTCATCGACAGGGACAGAGAGCCGACCTGGCAGCCGGTGTAGCGCAGAAACTGGTCCGTCGCCCCGGTCTCGAACGTCTTCTCAAACGCGAAGGACTTCGGCGTGATGCCGTTCTTGATCTTGTCGTTCGACCACGTGGAGAACAGCAGGCTTTCGATCAGGTCATCGAGCGTGCCATAGGAGAGTTCAAAGCCGATCTCGCCACCGACGCCGAACCCGACGTCGATCATGTCCGACACGTTGCGATCCGGGCGGATTTCCTCGGATGTAACGGTCGTCTTGTTGTAGTTCAGGCTCTCCGAAGTAAATCGCAGATTTTTCCACGAGGGCGAGGCCGGAATGTTGTTTTGCGTGCTCTCGGCCACATAGGCGAGGCGGGTGCTGGAGGTATCAGCCTTGGCCATGGTTCAGTCTCCTTTCGGCATAAAAACCCGCCGAAAGGCGGGCGGTCTGTGCGGGGGCGGTGGATGAGAAGGTTGGATCAACCGTGCGTTTCGTCACGCTGGAAAGCGAAGGACACCGGCAGCATGTAGAATGGAGGGTCTTCGACCGGCGGCAGGACTGACATCGTGCGGAACAGAAGCGATCCCGACCGCCAGTTCGTGAAAATCGGGCGGATCAGGTCCGCCAGTTCCCGCGCCGCCTTGCTGCCCTGCCCCCCGGGGGTGAATATCTGTATCATCACGACGCCGGGATAGCGGACGATGTTCGATCCCGGCGATCCCATCGAAGCGTTGAATGCCTCTCCTTCGCGAATGGAGAGCCGTACAGAGCTCTCCCCGGTCGGAGGCTCAAATGCCTGCCCGTCCCATCCGACGGGCGTCCTGAGCGCCGCGGGCGAGCCTGTGAGCCACTGATCATAGAAGCGCTGCTCGATCGTGGCGCGGACATCGGCGTAGCTCATGCTCTTCCTTACTCCACGCGGTTGAACATCGCCTCGATCTCGGCCACGGTGACGCCCACCATTCCCTGAGGCGCCTGCTTTGACCAGCCGGTCTCCAACCGCCACGCATAGGGCAGCGAATTGGCGACCCAGATCACTTCCGGCTCCTCCATCCCCGTGATCACCGATGATCCTCGGGCAATGGTGGCGCCGCCGCTCGGATCGACGCCTTCCGTCACGGTGAGATCAGGTGAATTGAGGGAGACCGTCCAGTTACCGCGGAATCTCCCGGTATCGACCGGCGACTTCAGGACGACACGACTCAGGACCTCCATCCCGATCTTCTGTGTCACCTCAAGAAGCCGCCCTTCGACCTTCTCCCTGAATTCCTGGTCGAACTCGATGGCGAATTGCTTGGCGTTTTTGGCCATGCTGCTAGCTCTTCACGACCATGGCGCTGAAAAACGTCCCCGCCCCGACGACATCGCCTACGGCCTTGACGGTATGGTTCTGCCCGCCGATGGCGATGGTCTCATTCTCGGCCGGGATCAGCGATAGCCCTTCCAGCCACACCAGCCTGTCGGATGGGCCGGCGACATAGGCGGGGAAGACATCCTCCACCGGCGTGCTGGTGTCGAACAAAGCCCGGCCCGTGGCGGTGGTCTCGACCCGGCCCTCATACTCTCCCGTGCCGGGATTGTAGGTTCCAGGATCGGTGACGCGGGTCAGGGAGCACGCCTTGATCGTGTCGGTGAACTCGGCCGCGACGGCATCGAAGGCTTCCTTGGCGATGGCGGCGACTGTGGTCATCGGCGGATCACCTCGATCTTGCCGCCCGAACAAGTATCGAGCGCAATCGCAACCTCGACGGCGCGTTCGGCATCGGCGCCCATATGCATCGCTGCCATCGCGAACTTCTCGCCAGAGCCGACGGCGGTGAACTCGCCGGTGAACGGCACGAAGACGGCCTTGGGGCCAACGTAGAAAGCCCGCCCGTCACGATCGATGTAGATGCCATCGGCGTCTTCGCCGAGTTCTGGGCAATCTCCCTCGCCTCGCTCGATCCATTCGATGAATTTCTGGCAGGCCTCCGCCGAACCGCTGCACCCGCCCATCTGGCCGTCTGGTCCCTTCGCGATTTTCCTCATCATGCCGGCGCGCATATTGCCCGACGAGCAAAGGCTGTCGGCCGCCATAACGCCGTTCCGATAAGCGATTGTGGTCATCCCCGCACGAGCCTCCCCGTTCCGGCTGTTGCCCCCGGCTGCCCGGTGGTGAGACCGCGTAACAGCCCTTCGATGGTGAGGAAGCGGTCACGGTCAGGAGCGCCGGAGAGATAGGTGGTCTGCGTCGAGACCGGGCCGGCCTTCACCGTCTTGCTTGCAATCGCATTGCCGCGTTCATAGCGCGGCAGGAGATCGACGCCATCAAGGGCGAGGAACGTCGCCTCGAATTCCGCTTCCTTGACCTGCCCGGGGATGACATTGGTGGGGATCTCGTACCCGTCTTCGTCAATCACGCCGGTCGTGAACGATGGCGTCAGGTAATTGGTCGGCAGATCGGCGTTGGAGGTACGCGGCCAGGCAAGGGACTGATCCCGGTCGGTGCGGAATCCCTTCCACTTCCCCCGATAGGCACGGTCGAGATACTGCGTTGCCTTGCGCATCGCGATCTCAATTTCGCTGTCCTGCTTGGCCGAATAGTCGTACCCG